TAGTTGCATTAAACGCTAGAGATACTGATATAGATCCTATTGGTTGAACTAGTATATATTGATCACTAACACCGCCTAATAAAGGATCTATTACTACTAATGATAATGTTTCAGCTACGGTTCCGATAGTGTGACTAAAAGAAAACGAAGACACGTTACCTACTGTAGTAATACTCGGTATGGTTATTGTTCCAGTTCTACTACTAGATAAAGTAGGAGTATATGAGGATTCTGTAAATGATCCTGATATAGTAATAGTAGCATTAGGCGCCGGGGCTTGATTAGATACACTAAACGATACTATGTGAGGACTATTATACATATTTACAGTAGAATATGTGGTAATAGGTTCAAAAATAGGAAATGCGTCTGTTGCCCAAGAAGGATACATAGTTACAGAGGATCCGGTAAACGTAGATGGTATCGTTAATGCTACTTCATATTCCCATTGACCTAATGAAGATTGTATCATACTTCCATAAGGATATGTAGTAGCTACAGCATTGCCAGCTATAAATCCTTTTGGTTGAATTCCAGATCCATAAAAAATGCGACTATCAGTTATATATTCATCTAACCCCTGTACAGTTATTATTTGTTGTATATTTGATTCTACTGTTTTATACGCGGCTACTGGAGTTACTGGGTGAGATAGAACGTATGGTTTAGTTGCGCCAGGAATTACTACATCTTTATATACATATGATAACAATGTGCCGAATGGATTTAATCCTGAGGTAGTTGCTATGTAAATTCTATATGTTATTGTTGCGGTAGTTTTAGATATTAAATTAGTATACGATTTATTGATGGCTCCAGCGGTTATTGTAGAGTCTTCGTACATAACATCGAATACAGTTACTCCTAAAGTGGTTCTAGTTTTAGGACTATTATCTCCATTCCATGATGTTGCAATAAGTACTCTTGTATATACTCCCGATGGCGCTGTTCCTACTACTGTTATTGTTTGTGGAGCACCGTAAAAATTTGTACTATGTGTAGGAACTATAGTAGTATTAGTATTATCTATAGTAGCTGCATCAGAATAAGTCACATCTAACCACGCATCATGTATATCTACTTCAGATGATGCGTATGCCGTGTCAACCCCTTCTACAGATACAGCAGAAGCCCTGGGGGCTATAGTAATTTTTATTCCTTGAGTAGCTACGCTAGTTGGAACTGAAATAGAGTATAATTGAGTTGCTAAAGTTTCTGATGTGATATCTGAAGATTGTGCGTATATTAAATTTCCGGCTTCAAATAGTACTGCATTAGTAGTAGCATTGTACACAGTTACGTCTAATGACGCCCAAGAGTCTGCAGTAAATCCGTCAGATGTAGCGGTTACAATTCCAGACAATCTGTAATTTAATGTTGCTGAACTTATTGTTTGTGGTGTGGTTTGAAATCCAGTTATATCATATTCTTGCGAATAATCTCCATGAGGAGAGCCTGGGGCTGTTCGAAATGCATTAATAGATACATATGTAGCAGAATTTTTATCTGTAATAGCAGAGGGGATAACTCCGGAAGTAGTTGTGGTACCTACTCTATACGCTCTCTTGGTATATGTCTGTGGATATAACGATATGGTTGTCATTAATCACTTTCTTAGAAATCGTAAATTACGTCTATATCCAAGGTAATATCTTTTAATTCACCTGCAGTGTTTATAGTTAAACTATCTAAAACAACTGCGGTTCCGGAGACAAAACTAGCAGGCATTCCTGAAGTGCTGATTGATTTAAACGATTTAAACGCATCTAAGCCCAATAATGTCACGGTCTTTGTAGTAGCGCCAAACTTTAATGTAACAGTAACATCTGCAGCACTTCCGGCAGTTGTGTTATTTCTATATGCGTATATTCCGTTTACTTTTGCAGTTGCTGGTAATCGATAAACAGGTTGTTTAGTTACATTGGGAGAGGTAACATCATCTAAATAGAACCGTAAATTGGTATGCCGTGGATTTGCAATACGTTCTGATGCCCATTTTGGCGAGGAATCAATAGCGGTATCTGTGTATTCTGTGGTTCCAAGAGTTCCAGTAGCACCAGTTAACGCGGTGTTAACTAAAAACACAGCATCTGAATCTGTGTTTACTAATGTAGTTGTTGCAGTAGATCCAGGTGCTTTGATAGCCCATCCATCTCGTGCATTAGTTGTCTTAATGAATCCAGTAATAGTAGAATTTTCCTGAACTACTATACCGGCGTTTGTAGAGTTTCCCGATTGTCCGGCGTGTAATGGTAACTGGTTTCCCTGAAAAGCTAATACGGCAGTTGACGAAAAAGTAACGTTAGATGTAAAAATTACTGAACCGTTGAATGTGTTTGATCCACCGAGATTGTTATTGCTTCCCTCAGTTAAAAATGTACTTACGGTAGATCCATCAGTAGAAAATGCAAATTTCCAATTAGCTCCGTCTTTATAGCAGCGTAGATGTGGATTGGATGCGTATCCTGGGATATTTGTGGTTTGAAATACTATAAACTTGGTACTATTTCCAGCAATATTTCCTGGATCGCCTATAACAATATCATCATTATTCGTAGTAGTGTATTTAAGCTGGGATAAATTAATGCCACTCATGTATATGTCCTATAAAATTAATTGCTTTGGTTATCCAACAAAAAACTGAGCAGAGGTAGAGTGGGATAATAGATCATCTTTCAATGCAGTCATTTCTTCTTTAGATTCAGATATTAGTTCTGCTCCGTTTAATGTCTGAGATTCTCCTGGCCCTGCGCTTATGTTAGTAAACTTACCTCTAACCTGTCCTAACATACCTTTAGCTACAGCTAAAGAATACTTTTTAATCCAGTTTATTCCCCAGTTATTACTTATACTTATAATTTTATCTCCCGACTCATCATCATAAGTATTTTTTGTATACTCTATAAGAATAGAATCTGCTGTTTTAGGATAAGGAAATACATATAACTTATTGTCGATTACTTTCCAAGTAATTTCATTTCCCATAACCCTTGATCGATTCTGAGAATATTCATAGAATAGTGCTAAGTTGGCTGCTCCGTGCATATAATTAGAAATACTTGGTCCCATAGGAGTGAATGCAGAGAACGCGAAAATATCTTGTGCAGCGCCAGCCATTAATTGGAATGGCATTGAATATGTTACACCTACAATAGTACCTACTCCGGGAGGTATATCAAATTCATTTGATGCTGGATTAGCAGGTATTTGTGAATATCCTCGTTCAACGGCTCCGCTAGACTGATATTCATCTACTGCTTCCTCTATAGCAGAAGCCAGATTTTCTGGTGCTAGTTCCACAGCTACCGTGGGATATCCTAATTTGGTTAGAATGTACTTTTCTATTTCTGCTCGTTTAATTAGACTCATAGTTATCCCGCAATGTTAATAGTTAAAGAATCAAGTAAAATCATTTCGTATGCTTTTAATTTATCTGTTATATTGTTTAATACATTATCTGTAGTAGAAATGCTCGGGAAGGTAGCAGTTTCTTCTAAATAAGACGGAATATCTTTTATAAATTGATATTCTTTTACATTAGAAATACTACCATCAGGATTCTTAATTGTACCGCCAAAATAAATATTCATATTTTTAATACCGCTAACATTGACTGAAATAGTCTTTATTAGTTCAGCAGCATTAAACCCTATTCCCATTTCTAAATTATCTAAATTAAAATATTGATATATTATTTTAGCTAAATCCGATTTGACCTGCCCAGATACATACCCAGACTTTATTTGTAGATCAATTCGTATATCTAGTGTACGTATAATCCCATCAGAAAATTCTAATGATACCCCTAATGGAGCATATTGTAATAAGAAATTTCGTAGTTCATACTTTTCTAACAATGATAAAGTGTCTATTGTGTCTAAAGAGGCTGACTTACGTCTCATTAAGCCGTATAGTTTTATAATATTGTTGTCACCATCAGATTGAGATAACTGAGCGGTTAGCTTGATGTTGGAATTAAACCGCTTAGATAGTACTATATAATCCTGTCCAGATATTGCTCGTTCTTGCGTGGCGAAAAATCTAGTTACTAACTGTTTGGAGGTATCTGGAGACTCACCGAATGATGATGGAGCAGACGCGTATTTATTATTTATTATGAGATCTATGTTGTTTAATCGTAATGTTCTGTTAGTCTCACCAGATTTTATTAGAGTTCCGGTGTTTACTAGGTCATTAGTTCGATATACAACCGTCAGTAGTGAATCTTTAGGAGGAATCTTTCCAAACACATCATTTCCGAATTTGATCTGTGCTTTGAAATTACCATCCCACACAACTTCATATACCGGGTCTGCATTTTTTATAGTAGATATGTCAGCAGATATTCCAAACGCCATAGTAGTCGGAGATAAAGCCCTACCTACGGCTATTCGTGATTCAGGGTGATCTCGTAAGTAAATCAAATCAGTATATTCAGATCGTGCATAGATTAGCTGAGTTTCTGATATGATTATTGGCTGTGTAATTACAGAATTATCCTGCAATGTAAATACATCGTTCTTAGCTAAATATAGAATATCGCCAGATTCCCAGAGAATATCCTGACTCGAATACGCACTTTTTATTGTAACCGGTGCTAATCCAGTGGCTACAACAGCGGTAGGATCTTGGCCCCAAATGTAATTGGAATGGTATAATAGTACTTGCACGGTGTTGGTGAGAGCATCTATTGTTCCAGATACTATTCCGATATTATACGGAACATGTAATCTAGATATTTTTAAATAGTCCGGTAACTCTACCGTGTTGTTATAATTTATGGCTACCACCATGCCAGTTAAATCTAGTAAATGTAAGCTATTTACATAAGTAACAAATTCAGGAGAACACGATAATGTAGCAATTAAAAATGGTGTTTTATTATCTATAGCCGATTTTACTACAGTAGTATTGGGCAAACTAGCTAATGATAGGTGAGTAACTTCTCCCCAAATATCGTTATCTACTTTTACTACTATTTTAGAATCATTTACCGGGCTGTTTGTTAATACTACACTCTGATTGGCATCACCTGTAGATCTAAATACTTCTGTCTGCGTTGTTCCAGATAGAGCAAAACATGTATATGTATTAGTTAATGTTTCATATAAGTTTATATCCGGGGAAGATATTGAAGTAGAATTTTTATATGCCGGTATAATCAAATCTGATAGAATGTCTGGTTGTAAAACTCCGTCTATTTCTTTTGCTGGAAATACTTCAAATACTTCTCCACCAAACGTAAGTTTTAGACGTTTAGAGAGTGCAGACAATGACAGTTCTGCTGCATCTTCTGCTAATGCTTGACTTGGTTCAACGGCAGTAGATTTAGTTCTAGTAATTGATAATAGAATTACTCCCGCTTGTGGTCTAGATGGTTTATACGCGAACATATTTAATAGTTTAGATACTGCCCAAGAGGATTGTGCGGTGTCTAAAAATAACTCATTTACCATACTATCTGTATGATAACTAAGCATTTGTCCCATATATGCCATTAAATTCAATAACATTCCAGTGGTATTAGCGTCTGAAAAGTCTTTAATATCAAATCCAAATACGTTAGAATTTGCTTTTAATAAGTTTACTAACTGTAACTTAATAGAAGCAAAATCTAAATTAGTATAATCTACTGGTGGTAGTACAGGCTTAGACTTTAATACTGCCGTGTCTAATGGCAATACATAGTCTGGAATTACTCCGGTAGTTTCTAGGGCACTAATAATTTTCTGAATCTCTTGAATCTGTGGAGTGTCAGCCATGAAAAGTCCTTCTCTATTTAATTAAATAGTAGTGTGATTAATATTGTATTTCAAATAACTTATGCCTATATACGCCAGACAGTGCAATGAATGTAATCATACCGACGAAGCTTTAGAATCAATTCATGCCGAAGATATTATCATATGTCCGGTATGTAAGAAGCCTACTTATAAGAAGCTAATAAGTAAAACAGCCGTATCCTTTACAGGAGGCGGCTGGTTTCGCGACGGCTATAGTTCAAAATAGTATTATGGAAGTCGGGTCAGAATTCCATCAGTAATATACTTGTCAATAATATCTTTATTGTATGACTGGTCTATAATACTAGAAACCAGCCAAGCGGATTCATCCACATCTTCTAATGGAGTAAGATGTAATGTGGTCTTCTGTAAGACATTATTTACTTTAGGATTAGCATTCTTAAACATTTGAATAGAAATAGCAGATCCAGAAATATTTTTTAATCGTGACATAGTAAATACCCTTTAAAATTAATTACGATGTATACTTAGATAGCACTTTTTTAACTTCTTTTTTGTAGTCAGCGTCTTTTTTAGTTTCTACTGCCAGGTAAGACAATAATTCCTTGAACTGTATATCACACGCCCTGTCCCTATAATATAAATTTAAATACCGAGTTGCGACTATATAATCGTAGTAGTCACTAAATTTAGTAAATGTAAGGGAGGTTCCAGCTACAGATTCAGAAGACTGCATTACTTGCTTTACACGTTCTTCTTGATCGCGTATTCTAGCTAATGTTTCTTGTCCATATTGTGAATCAGACATTACAGTATTCAATACGGTTTTGATTTCATTTTTTCTTGCTTCTAATTTAGCTAACTCATTAGCATCATCAGTAGTGAACTCTTTAGGTTTAGTATCTCGCTTAGTCTTTAGTTCTACTATTTTATTGATTACAGTAGGTAATTCATTTTTCAGTGTTACAGCTTTACTAGATACTTCAGCAAGTATATCCTTTAATTTTTGTTTTTCATCTTGTGTTATTGTGCCATTAGATAATTTCTCCTGTAAATCAGTTATTATAGGAGAATATTCTTTCATTATATCTAAGATTGATTTATTGTCTGCCATTAGGTTAACATCCCAGCATATTCATTAATTTCTAACTGATATTTTTTTATTAACGCATTCACTGACGCAGAGTTTTCTGGAGTTATGGTTGTTTTTAAAGCGTCTATGGCAGCTTGTTTAGCGGCTATAGTTTGTTTAGCGGTTTCGGTTACTAATCCACTAGAAATATCTGCCACTGACTTCTGTACATCTTTTAATTTTTGTAAATTTATTTTTTCTTGTGCTTCGTCTTGAGCTATCTTGACTTGTGTTTTAGCAAAGTCTACTGCCTGAGTTATGGCGATTGTGACGTATTGTGCAACAAATGTAGTTAATACCGCAGTAAGTGATGAAACTATATTCACTAATAGTTTAACAACGTCTACTAAGTTCTTTATTTCCAAAGCAAAGTAGGCTAGCATCTTAACCATCTGAGGTACTGCTGCTGGTTTTGGCATTGCTACAGTAAACGCATCTAAATCAGATTGTAACTGAGTGGTGACTTTTTCTACTTCTAGTTTTTGAACTTTAAACGCCTTGAATACTTCTATTAGTTCAGTTTCTGTTACAAACCTACCGGTAGATAGTTTTAAACTAACAAACGATATTTGAGTTTCTATCTGTTGCAATTGTTCTTTTAGCGGTTTTGTTAAGGAATATGCCATATACTTAATTTCTTAAACCGCGATAAATATACTTCTCTGATGGAAATTCTCTTGTATAGTCATCTCTCCAGATGATTGTGGCATAGAGATAACATTAGTAGATATTGCTGATATTCCATTATCTATACTACTGTTATTAGATAGTAGTATAAAGTTACTAGATATCGATGTAGTTCCAGTATTTATTACTGCCGAATTAGACACGGTTGTAATACTGTTAGAACTGTTCCCAGAAACTCCGTTGTTAACTTGTGAGGAATTATTTACTATTAGTATATTAGACGCAGTAGAAGACGTTCCATGCGCTGCTAACGAGGTATTACGAACTATCAGAGTATTAGAAGATGTTTCTGTAGTACCTGTTTCTAATGTAGCTATATTTCGTACTATAATACTTGATGTTGCAGTAGATAATGTACCAGTAGATGCGGTTGACGATGAATGAACTGCTATATTATTGGAACTAGTTGATATGGTTCCATGGGATGATGTACACACTGAAGATACTTGAATATTATTACTAACATTGGCCCAGAAATCTGCCCGAGTTATATTGGCAGAGTTTGTTACCTGAATTATGTTAGATGATGTTTCTGAAGTACCTGTAGCTACTGTTCCAGAGTTATTTACTGTAACAGTATTAGATGAGGTTAGTGTAGTACTTCCGTCAATAGAACCAAACGAAGCGTTTCCTACGTTATGTACTACTACACTATTAATTGATGTAGCACTAGTGCCGTGAGAAGCAAGTACGGCATTAGTTGGTAATGTGATACTATTAGAACTTGTTCCTGAAACGCCGTGTGCTGAGGTGGATGTATTATTAACAGCTACTGTATTTGAACTAGTTGCTACAAATGGTATATGATTTGCAACACTGGCATTATTAACTACTACAGTATTAGAACCGGTTGATGAGGTTCCTACTAATTCTGTAGCTGAGTTATTTACTACTACTGTATTAGAACTAGTAGCAGAGAAGGGTATGTGATTAGCAGTAGATGCATTAGTAACTAATATAGCATTAGTAGAAGTACTTGTGGTTCCGTGTTTAGATACTACTGCATTACTTACTAATATATTATTAATAGATGTACTAGCTGTTCCATGATTAGAAGTACTAGAATTATTTACAACTAGTGTATTTGAACTAGTAGCTACAAATGGAATATGATTGGCAGTAGATGCATTTGTTATAACTACTATATTGGAACTTGTTGATGTAGTTCCTATAGATCCGGTAGCTGAATTCGTAACTACTATACTGTTTGTACTAGTTGATGAGGTTCCCTGTGCTGACGTAGAAGCATTAGTTACTAATACCGTATTAGAGCTAGTAGCAGCGAATTGTACATGATTAACTGTACTAGCATTGGTTACTAGTACAGTATTAGATGACGTACTAGATGTTCCATGAGAACTAGTAGATGCGTTGCTAACTACTACAGTATTAGCAGATGTACTCGACGTTCCATGAGATCCGGTAGATGCATTAGTTACTACTACACTATTAGTAGATGTACTAGCTGTACCGTGTGAGGATGCGACTGAATTTGTCGGGAACGTAATAGTGTTAGTAGTAGTTCCAGAAACCCCGTGTGCTGATGTGGATGTATTATTTACTAGTACAGTATTAGAACTAGTGGCAGCAAACTGAACATGATTTGCGACACTATTGTTAAGTACTACTACAGTATTTGTAGAAGTACTTGATGTTCCGTGTGCTGATGTAGATGTATTATTTACTATTATACTATTAGCACTAGTAGAAGATGTTCCACTAGACGCTGTAACAGTATTAGATACTATTACAGAGTTATCTGATGTGCAAGATATTCCGTGGTCTACAATAGCTGCAGAGGTTACTACTAGTGTATTAGTAGCAACCCCAACTATCCCTGTATAATTTCCAGTAAAAGCTAAATTACGTCCACCAAACGTAAGATTGATATCTTGCCCATAAACAGTATCTACTAATACTTGGAAAGATTTTTTATCAAATTTAAGTAAAGCGGAAGTGCCACTTGGATTATCTGTGACTTGAAAGCCACCACGAAATTCAAGCGGAGAACTCATATTATGCTACTACGGTTATTTTCGGATATACAGCAACACCGTTTGGCAAACCAGCGGTAGGTCTAAATCTTCTACGCATACCAATTGTATTTGTGCTAATACCGGCTACCCAAGTAGAACCATTGTGATATTCAAATACACCATTTGTAGTTGAAGATGAAAGCTGAGTTAACACATTAGCATTCGTATCTGAACGATAATAATCAATTTGTAATACTGTTGGAAGAACACTAAATGAAGTTGATTGAATAAATCCAACCGTTCCATCGGTGCTTGAACTATCATCCATATTCCAACGTAATGAAGATGGGATATCGTCTTGAGCTTCGTAGATAACGCCCAAAGCAAAAATTCTAGCAGGAACACAAGTTGCACTTAGAATTTTAAATTCAAACTTGAACTGAATAGCTGTATTGGCAGTAATAGCAGACAGATCAAAGTCAATTGGTAATTGGGTCCAACCACCGCTATTATCCGTAATACCAGCAGTTCTGTAGAATACTTTATACCCTTCTGGAACTACACCTAAATTGTCATCACCTAATTGTTGACATTCGTTTACATAAAGACGATAAAGTTTTGTTGCTCCAGGTGTTTGAATGGCTGGAGTAATATAAACATTGTAGGGTGCTTGAGTTTGATAACCCCAATGTGCGCCTAATGGAACTGCATATACTTGATTAAGTAAAGCTGTTGTGCCATGACGAGCCAAGAATACAAATCCACCTTCACCCCAACTACTCATAACTGTTGAGCTAGTATTAGGATAAGGATATGCAGTTGAACTGCCAGTTGAAGCATGAACGATTTTCGTATCCGCTAACCAAAGATGATCCATTTGCGATGAATCAGTTCTATACTGAGTCATATAGGATCTAAATGCAGTAGCAGAACTTGAAAACCATCCAATACGATCAATACTGTCAAAAATCTCTAAATTACTCATTGCGCCAGTAGCAGGAATTGTATTAACGCCACCTGGAGGAATCTCTAACATTGCATCTGCAAGGAATGTAGTTGAGCCAGTTGTAATCGAAGTTAATGGACAACGATATAATCTGGTTGTTGTAGTAAAATATAAACATTTTACTCCATTACCAGCACCATGACGAAGTGTTCCAATACGACCATTGTGAACCTGAACCAAGTTACCTACAGTCGCAGGGGAGCCTGTAACAAATTGATAAGGGTTAGTAGCATAACCAGTTGTAAGCGTTAATGCAGCTTTAATATTATAAACAGCAATTGTAGCTGTAGCAGCAGCACCATCAAGCACATAAGCTAATTGCGTTAAATTATCAGTTGATACTGTATCTAAGCCTAATCCCGCACCAGTATTATTAATAGTTGACGCAGCAGCATGTTTAATCCAGTAACATGCACGAATATTATCAATAGTAGTAGCGTTAGCAATTGCTGTAGCTGTAGCTGTTCCTGACCAGCAAGCGGTTGAAAGACTTAACCCCTTGATTACACGAAGTCCACCACCATCAGCCGCAGTTGCACAAGTAGCGGAAATGATTAATGAATAATCTTCAATGATGTAGGGAGTAGCTGAACCTAATGTCGGACCAGCAGATAATAAAGTTAAAGAAGTATTAGAAGCAATTGCCGAAGCAGAAAGATCATACCAAGTTGTAATTTGATCGGGATCTGTAGATCCAAATCCGATTCTAGAACCTGCATTAACTCTTCTAGTTAACCAATCAGTTCCAGAACCAGTTACAGTTGTTCCAGAAACAGTAACCGTTCCAGTAGTATGCACACTTCTTTGTAAACGAATACCACGAATAGTAGCCGCAGTAGGATACGTATAAGAGATAGCACCACGGTAAGTAAATGTGGCTGTATCTGCACGATAAATATAAAGTAAGAATTTTCTCAATACGCTAGCTGTGGAAACGTCAGCTAATACAACTGCATATTCTAAAGCGCCAATCTGAATAGCGTGAGGGAAACCAACAGGGGTAGCAATTGCACTTTCCATTGGTCTAACTACTTGAACTGGATTAGGACCGATAAAAGTTTCTGTTCCTGTCCAAGAATCAGTTCCTTGAAAGAACACAGGGCCATAATTATGTTTTGTCGAATCATAATTACTCATATCTGTTAGAGGAAATCTAACAGCGGCACCAGTCATTGCTATTTCGACGGCGGTTTTCATTTTAATATCCCTTTGCTACAGCGATCAGTAATGCTTTAGAGAGTGATGAAACATATTGGAAACCAAGAATATCTCTCTTGTTTAAAGTGGTGTTTCCAGAATAAGAAAGAATATCTGCACCATAACCAATACCAGTTCCTAATGTTACACCTCTACCACCTGTTCCATCTTGTAATAATTCAAGTGTTAATTTTTGTCCATCTGATCCACCAGTAAAATTAATTGTACACGGACCACTTCTATATTGTGATCAGTGGTAGCTACTATTTTCTTCCATGCATCGACTTTAGATGTAGCTGCTACAATACCTGTCTGGCCGGTTATATTTATTACAATATAATCAGTTCCTGGCGCTGCTCCAAATGACGCTGTAACATCTCCAGTTGTAGTTGACATAATATATAATTCCTATATTTAATTGACATCTTCTTTAACTTAATTGGTTAAAGATTCCTGGATACGGGGTTTAATGTCCTAAACCGAGATTTAGAATGTTTATAGCTGCATTTACATCCCTTGAATGTAAACTATTACAACTACTACATTTCCAATCTCTTACCGACAACCCATTTAAACCTTTCGGTCCGGTTAGTTTAGAACAAACACTACACCGCTGAGTTGTCCAAGCTTCGTTTACTAACTTTAAAATCTTTCCAAACCTAATGGTTTTATATTTTAAAAAAGATTTTATGTAACCAAAACCAGCATCGTTAGTGTGTTTACTGGCTTTTAAATTCAAGTCTCCAACTACTATTAAATCATTATGTTTAACTATATTAGTAGTTAGTTTATGTATATAGTCTTTACGTTGATTTTTAATCTTTAAATATATGTTTTTAACTTGCTTCTTTTTATTTGCTCTTTGAGCAATAGCTAATTTTTCTTGTAGTTTATAATAGTATTTATTATTTTTATAAGTATCTGAATTACTTGTTGTTATAAGGTCTTTTAGACCTAAATCTATTCCAATAGCAGTTTTGATAGTTTTAATTTGTTCTGGTTCTTGTATATCAACTTGTAAGTTAATAAACCAATTACCTTTACTATTTTGATTAAATGACCCCGATTTAATATTTACATTATGTAAATCGATATTTTTATATTTAGAATCAAAAAATTTAAATTTATGTTTCATATAAATAAAGGTATTTTCTTTATATGAAATAGTATCGCCTCGAAATGGAATCCATCCAAGTGATCTATTATGTTTAGATGTTCTCCAGGAGAGTTTTAGTTTTCTAAACTGGTATTGTCGTTCTTTAAACTCTCTACAGACTAATTGAATAGTAGCTGCGCTAAGTCCTAATTCTATAGAACATCCAGCAGTTAGTGTTTGTAAATCGTATTGAGATAACCACGTAGAATAATATTTTATCTGTTTATAATTAGCTGCGTTACAGTAATTCCAAACACAGTTTACACTATTAGCCATACGACATAATAGTTTCTTACTGTTAGAGTCTTTTAGTCTATAATGTAACGTTAAAATCATAATGAACTGTCCTACTCACAGAAGTTATTGTCAAACTATCTGCTCTTGCAAGAGTAAGACAGCTCTATATTTAATTGTTTGTAAAATATACGTGTGTATAAAACAACGCCCTCATTGTGTCAGAGGGCGATGCGGCAAAGGGCTATTTGTAACTCTTAGATACTCACAGAATAACTTGAGATTACGCTTGGGCCAGCAGCTACGATGGCTGTGGAATTTATGACAACTTCAGTACCAGAAGTACCTACCGCGCCTTGACCTAATACCGTAGTACCATCACTTGCAAAGGAACGATAAAACGCGGCGGTTCCTGTAGCAGTAGCATTAACCTGTGAAATAGCATTGGCAGTTAATACACCACCGGATGCAGCAGGGAATGCAGTAGCCTGGAATCGAAACTCTACTAATAATGTTGCTCCACCTAAGGCCGCATCAGCATTTGCGGGTAAGGATCCGGCATAAATACGTAGATACCCATTTGCATGTGATGCGGTTAATGAATCTAGCATCGCGTTCCTGCGGGCAATTGTTAATGTGAAAGTCATTGAAATACTCCTGATAATCTATTATACATTTAATTACAAATATTAAAATCCACGACTGTAAGATACAAAATCATATGTATTAGCCACTGAATCGTACATTACTACTACTCGATCTAATTTATGTTGTTGCGTTGATAATGTAGGAAAAAAGCTAATATCAGTTCCTAGCCGGAGATTTCCCCAGGTTACTATACTAGGTGTTGCAGAATCTTGTACTAATGCTAATACCAACTGTTCTCCATCTTTGGTGCCGCCAGTAATAGAAATGGTTGTGTTAGCTCGTAAATTTACTCTGCAATAATCTATTTTAGAAATATCTATTGTAACTGTAGGAGTATTTACTATAATAGATTCTGGCGATTTAATAGTATTTATACTAGCTGTAATAGCCTTTTGTCCGCCATCAGGTTTAATAGTTAAAAATTTTAATAAATTCATATTAAATCTCTATTGGAATTTTAGGTGAAAATATAAATGAGTTACTATTATTTATGCATCGACCTAAAATATATAAATATTTATCTCCATTTAATGAATCTGGTATTACATTAGTTATTTGACCGGTAGTGGATAAATAAATATATCCTGTGGAAGTGAACATGAATGGCATTATATATTCTTGTCCTTCTGTTTTAGCTACATTTACTTGAGAATTTGCATTACCCCCAGATACTGTTACACCATCTACACTTGGAGTAACTAGATCGGCAGAAGTTACTTTATACGCCTTTCCACCACTTAATGTATATGCTGTTCCTGGAATGAGCGTTTCGCCTAGTATTACTGTATCAGTTGTGTGGGTGATTTGAGCCGCTAATGACCCTAACGCAGTTTGAATACTATCACCCACATTTGCAACCCCTGGAATAGTTCCAGTTAATAGTACTTCCTGTGCGGTATAATCACCAGTTTCTGAATCTACTTGTCCGGTTCTTCCGAATACTGAATTTACTTTTGCCACATCTTGTCCTTCGTCTATTATTGGAAGTACTCCGTTATTACTTATAGCCAATGCTTGTTCTACACCAGAAGATGTTGCTGTTGATAATCTAGTGTTTCTTATATAGTTAATTTCCTTTGGTGGTTGTGTCAACCATCCTTCTACTGAGATCTTTAATGTTCCACGCACTACTCGTCTATCTGTTCCTGGAATAAAATTAGATGTATCGGTATAACTATCTAAGGTCATTTTTACATAGGGAATATAATCAGTTTTTTTAGTTTCATCATCAAATCTAAATAAATCGTATAGATATGAATATGGGTTGAAATCTAACTGAAATGCTGTGCTTACTTGTAATAACTGTTCTCTATTAAATGTCCATATATCTACTTGAAACGAATATTTCATTGGTTTAGGAGCAGTAGTAACTAGTGCTGGTCCATTTAACGCTGAATTTTTAGGTTTAAATTTGTATCGTACGCACGGATCTATGGCTCTAGCAGAATCGTATTCCATTCCCTGCAAATAAAAAGACATTATAGGAATTATAATACGTTGTTCAATAGAGTTCTCTTTAGAAACTCCTGCCTGACCTTTATCATCTGAAAAGACCAGATTAGGCGCTGCATATTTTACCGGAAATGGCGTGAATACTTCTTTAACGGGATCATAGTAAGAGCATTTCTTTTCTAAATACTCCTTCATTTTTTCTATATAATGACGTAAATCTCCAGTATAGGAGCTTTCAACAGTATTATCATACCTATACAACATGCTTTCTCTATCCGTGGAAATTCTATCCATCGGATTATGTAAAGAAGGTAGTTGATTTCCTATTCGTGGATATTCCAAGAATCACCTATTAAACGAAAATGCTCCACGTTACTAACAAACTTATGGCATCTGTTTTAGTAATGTTACCAAACTTTTTAATAGCAAATGCTTTACCATTGTTTAGCATTAATGCCATAGAGTTGAATGTATGTGTGTTCAGATTTACTGATGTGGTAGGTATGGAAATTACATATTGAATTCGTGGTGGAGTGCCATCAGATTCATCTAATATGGTTATTACATAATCTGTATTTAATACTGGGGCAGGGCTTGCTAATGTCTGTATTTCGGTCATTGTAGGAGTTAATGCTGGTGTGATTGTACCGAATGCTATAGTAGATATATATTCAGACGTAGGAGACAATAATCCTTTTGCTATTGCTTGTCTACCAGAATATACAATAAGATTATGATCATCTTCTAATACAGTTTTATTACCAACTTCATCTATAGCTGTAATAGTAAAATGACCTTTTAATGTTACTTGTTCCGTTAGGTTAACTTCTGACATAAAAACCTCTAAATTTAATTGAGCTGTCTCAATACTATTTGGTTTTAGTTATTATAATTAACTATAGAGCTGTCTTATCCTTGCAAGGACCGATAGTTTGATAATAACCTTCGGTGGATAGGACAGTTCAAATGATTTTAACTTTACACTATAGATTAAAAGACAGTAATAGTAGAAAACTATTATGTCGTATGGCTAATAGTGTAAATTATGTTTGGAACTACTGTAATGCTGCTAACTATAAACAAATAAAGTATTATAGTAAGTGGTTGAATAGGTATGAGTTACAAACTCTTACTTCTAGTTGTAGTAAGGAATTAGGATTAAATTCAGCTACGATACAGTTAATATGTAAAGAATTCAAAGATCGCCAGTGTCAGTTTAAAAAATTAAAACTAGCTTGGAGAACGTCTAAATCTTTAGGCTGGATACCCTTTCGTGTGGATACTATATTATATAAAGATGCCTGTTTTGTCTATATGAATCATAAGTTTAAATTTTTTGATTCTAAATATAAACATATTGATCTTAATAATATAAATATCAAAACAGGATCATTTAATCAAAACTCTAAAGGTAATTGGTTTATAAATTTACAAGTTGAAATACAAGAATCTGAACAAATTAAAACTGTCAAAACTGCTATTGGAATAGATTTAGGTCTAAAAGATCTTGTAACATGTAGTAATTCAGATAGTTATAAGAACAATAAATAC